GCATACTCATCATAGTGGTAGACTATGGTTGCCCCACCACCAAGGTTCTCTTTCCGAACATCGACAGCTCTCGGCGCTCTACCCTGAACGAGTATCAATGCCTGAGAAGAAAACACACCACCTTTGGCGTCTGTCCCGCTCAAAGTGATATTCCCATCAGGGTAAATCTCCGTGTTATCTATGGGTAGCTTGAAGCCTTGCTGAAAGACTCTAGCAGTCGGGCCTTCCGAGATTGCATAAGTCCCAACAGCAGCTACAAGCTCGTCAAACAGGTCCTTTATCTGGTATGGATGAAGAACACAGCGTATCGGGTCTGGACCCGCCTCAGTTACATTGCCCCTAATCCTTGATGTAGCAGCAGTAATATGTCCTGAAGTCAGAGTAGTTCCAGTTCCGCAAAGGCTGATGGTAGCTCCATCAAGCGCAGCCACCCCATCCTCATCCTTCTTGCGCTCGATAGCGTTTTGTGCCAGTGAACCCATCTTGGCATAGGCAACTTTGACAATTCTATCCCTGACTCTATCCGTAATCAGAACCGCAATGCCTATCACTGTAGGGGTAATAGCCAGGTTGGTATCCGATATTTGCTGGTAGTTGTCAAGGTCAGTTGTCTCAGTTATCGCTTGGGCAGTTAATTGCGCAAAAGATACCTCTTGCCATGTAGTGCCCATGCCTACGCCTAAGGTCTGGCGGTCAACAAGCTGAGGCATAACGCCTTCAAACTCCCTGACCTGCCGGGCTGCCATTATCCATTCAGGCAAACTGTCAGCAACAGCAGTAGTTGTGGTATATCCTGAACTCATCCTTTTTCTCCTTACTTAATATTTTTTAGGTGTTGTTGTGCACGTTTATGGTCTGAGGGACTGTTTCTTATCCCGTCATTATATTCCTTTATAAACGTAGCTTCGCTGGTATCAACCGCAGCTCCAGACGATAGCGGGACTACATCAAGCCCTAGTTCTTTCCGCAGGTTTGCCTCCATAGTCTTGAAAGCATCCTGCATTTGCTTGGAAGCAACATCTTGGTTACCCTTGACTATCTTTGAGAGTGAGCCTGTAAATCGCTGTCTGCCCTTGAAATAGTCGCTTTCGTCAAGGGCATAATCTATGCGATTATCGTTCGGGTCTATTCCCAAACTTGTAGCTTCTTCCTTCAAAGACTGAGTTAGTTGATTGGCATAGGTTTCCTGTTGCTTCCTCGTTTCTTCTTCTTTCATAAGGTCTTGATAATATTTATTGTCCCCTCTGAGTCTGGCTTGTTCGATAGCAGTTTTTGATTCATCATCAAGATTAACAACACTGCCATCATAGGCATTTAATCTAGCCTCTGCTTGCTGTGCTCGCCGTTCCGCTCTAAGCAGTTCTGCTCGATTACGGTCTTGCTGAGACTGCAATTCCCTTCTACCCAAATCTTTAGCTTGGTCAATAGCCCTCTGGGTAGCCTCGGCTATTAGCTGTTGCACCCTTTCTTCTGATAAAGGTTGCTGTGTCGCCTGTTGTTCCGCCTTTTCTGGCTCAACAGGTTGCGAAACTGGCTTCGTTATTCCTGAAGTTGTTCCTTCTACTGGAAGATTATTCTCGTCTCCCATTACTTTCCTCCATTACAATATTATTGAAACCCGAAAGTTCCATTGCCATTTATAATGTGTCTCTTCCCCAAACATAACAACTCTCTCATACATTGTCAAGTCATAAGTCTTATTTCATTGTAGACTTTTTGCCAGTTGGCTTTCCGCCGTGCATTACCATATAGAGAAGCCTCATTTGCTTTACCGCATCTTCACGGCTAGAGTGAGTTCCTTTTGTCTCTCCGCTTTCCTTATTATAGGTTATCCACTTGTTGTTCTGCTTTCGTATGTCATATGGCATCTCATCACCCCTTAGTAAGTGTAGAATAGTCGCAACGCATTTGCTATATCAGGATTGCCTGCCTTTAATTGCTTCCGCCTCAGAGCTATCTGCTTTCTTATCCAGACAATCTGTGGATACCTGAAGAGTAACCGTTTAGCGCCAGTGGGGTCAGTTCTCTCCATTAGACTTATCTGGTCGGCTACCTGCTTCAATTCTGGCGAATACCGACTCCACATTATTGTCTCTACTTCCCAGTAAGGTTCTAATATACTACGTGCTTCTCTGAGTATCTTCATTGGCATCGGCTCTTCCCACTTAGTGCCAGCCATCTCATGCACGTAATCTAGCGATTGCTGCCCATATTTGCGCATGAACAATGCCTCACGCACATCAGCTTCATCTAACCTGTAATTACCGAACTGGTCATACATATCAGGGGAATACATTATCTGGTAATATTCACGTCGGGCAAGGTCTAATGGGTTCGTCCGACTTACAGTTGCTGCGTCAATAGGCTCGTTAAAATAACCATAGATGTCTGTATATTGAGGGTCTTGTTCCCTGGTGGCATACATAGCCCTACGGATAGCAGACGCCTCATCCACTTTATCCCTGAACGTGGAACCATCGTTAGTAGCCTCAAATTCTTGGGAAGCTAAAGTGATAGTCTTGCGGTAGCTATCCTCAACTTTCGTTCCTTCTTTGCGCCACGTATCCCATATTTTCCCCTCGCCCCTTGCCATCTTACTTGACGTTTCCTGTGCCTTTTCGGTAGCAAGTTGAAGTTCGGGACTGGCTTGCTCTAGTTGTCTCTGGTATAGCTCCCCCATTTTCTGCCCGACTTCCTGCCATCTCATTCCATAAGTATTTTGAGCTATCTGGTCTCTGATACTATTTCTCTTCTCCCAATCAGATTGAGGGAACGTTCTGAGACCTGCCAGTTCGCCAACCATACTGGTTATTCCCAACCCCCCCTCTTCCATCATCGACTGTTGCGCTGCTATGGGCATAACCTGTTCTGCCATGAACTTAGCATAATCGCCAGGGTTCTCAAACGGTTCCCCGAAATAGTTTTGCCCTGAAATTAGTCCCCCCATAAACCCAGTCAATGGAGCAGATTTGGAATACATAAACTTTATGAAGGGGTTATCAAATCTGTTTAGCTTTACAAAATCTAATGGTTCATTCTGCCCCGCACCAATAGCTGAGGCTGTAACATCGGCAGCCAGACGTGCCAGCGAGGTCATCATACCGCCAACGCCAAAGTGCCTCTTTTGCCCTGTTATCGGGTCTGTTATCTCGATAGTCATAAACCGCCCTGTGGATGGGTCAAAGTTCGGCTCTTGTCCTATCGCCTTGCATGTAGCGTAATATCCCAGTGCGCCGGCAGCCATCATGGAGCCTAATGCCTTTCTGGTCTCAGCGCCAGTAATTCCACCTTTGAAAGCATCTGATACAAGCGCAAATCCAGCCCTAGTATATCTGGGCGCAAAGAATAGAAATGCCTGTTCAAACGCCTTCTGCGTTCTCCCGATACCCAGAGCATTTTGAGACATTACACCTGTCATACGATTTATATGTCTGGCAATCTCCTGTAACTCCTGGGGGTTCTTCGCTCTTATTTTCAGAGCATCCCACATATTCATGCGCAGTGCATCCCCGAAAGCGCCGAAGGATGCCTCAAACCTACCATAAGTTTGACGTGCCAGTGCTGTGCCCAGTTTTGGTTTGCCAGTAGCAAGTTTAGCTACCCCACCAAATAGTTGCTGTATTCTAGGCATAGCTTCCATATACTCGAAACCACCAACGAAACCACCTGCATCAGCAAATCCCATAATATCATCCATATGCTTGACTAGGAACTCCTGATGCGCAGCAGGATTAGCCCATGCCTTGTAGGAGTCGATAACCGCTTTGCCCCACTGTGCAGGGTATCTACCCATAGCCGGTAAGCCCTGAATAAACGCCGCAGAAAAATCGGCAGCAGCCACAAGTGTTCTCATTTCACCTGAGAGAGTAGCCATCTTATTGAGTGGGCCCCATCCCATATCGTCCCAGTATTTCTGTATCTCAGTAACTGCTTCTATAGGAAGTATCCTGCCTTGAAAGGCTGGATGCATAATTATTGCTTCTCTGCCTAAGATAGGTTTTGATACTCTCTCTCTTACAGCCTTTCTGGATGCAATACCTTGCAATTCTTGAAGGCGAAGTTCCTTTATTGCTCCACCAGTATACTTTGTAACTTCCTTGCCAGTGGCTGTTACCGTCTTATACGGAGTTCCCCTTATCTTGTCCAGCATTTCAGTCAATGCTTCTTTGTGCTCTGCCGTGAGAATACTTACAGGGGACTTTGAAAGTTCTAAGGGTTCTCCAACTTTAATGCGGTATTTAGTGAAAGCAACCTGTTTTTTAAGTT